GTCACCGTGGAAAACACATCAGCCTCAGTAGACAGCGACGTGGGAATCTTGGTGTAAACAACCTGCACCGTGCGGCCCGGAACAATCGGATCGAACAGGGACAGGGACACCCCGGTCGTGAACACCGTCGTATTGGCGGTGCCGTCCACCCGGTAGCGGTGGACCGGCTTCCACTCCTTGCTCGGGCCAATCGTCTGCCACGTAACCGACAGCACATCCTGCGCCCCAGCAGGCAGTTGATACGTACTGACCGCAGGGTTAAACGTGAACGTCGTCGTACCCACCCCGAACAGGTCCGGGTACACCGACTGGATCGTTTCGTTGATTGCGTTCTTGACGATCTTGCGGGGGATAAGCGGGGACGACGTGACCCGGGCACCGGAAGCGTGAGTGGCGGCTGTCGTGCTGCGGTAGCCACGCCCATACGGGGGCAGGGTCGCCGTCGTGCCAGACACCGAGTCAACCCACAGCAGTTCCTCGTCAATCTCCACCATGCCGCGCGACAGCGCCGTAGCGTCAGCCACCGGCAGCGTCGTAGCCGAAGCCGTGATACCGGAAGTGAGGTACGTGGACTGTTCCTGATTAGCCGAGAACCCGTTAAGAGCAAGCAGCGTCAGGTCAGCCAGTTCGCCAAAGGTAGCCATGCGCTACTCCTTCCAGTTGACGAACTTGGCAGCCGTCTTGGTGCTAATCATTTTCGGAGGCGGATCGAACTGTGCGTCATACGGACGGCCCAGCATCTTTGTCGCAGCCTGCGCGTCACGAACCGACTCAAGTGACGTACCGCGAGGATGAATGCCGTCAGCCTTAGCAGCCGCATACGCACTCAAGTCCTTCTTGGTTGTCTCAAACATCGACTGGTTAGGCGAGTTGATAATGTCGCTAACCCTGACATTCGCTGCACGGAGGCACTCCGAATACGAGGCGTGATCCTTAGTGCGGCATCCCGACCGACAGGTCATGTAACCAACTCCACAAGTGAGCCGTAACCGGCGTTGATAAGGTCTTGGGCCTGAGCCTCTGTGATGCGGTCATCACGACCACCCAGCACATACCAGTCGGCGTCAGCCAACTCGGTGTCCAGCGGTGCGTCCGTGAACGTGACGGTCCCGTTCTTCACAATGATCGTCTGACCAACGTCCACCCCGTACCGTCCGAGAAGAACGTTCGTGTTCCAGTAGTCCTTGAACTTAGGTTCATTGACCCGGTACAGGATTACCGGCACCGTGACGGTGCCAGTACCAACAGCATTGAAGTAGAAGTTGGTTGTGACCTGACCGACAGCCGGGATGCTGACAGACGCGGAAGCCGTCAACGTCACCGACAGGGCAAGGGTGGAGCCAGTCGCCCTACCGACAGAACCGTCAGCAGCAACCGTGACAGTCTCAGCGACAGTAGCCCCGGTTGACTTACCGGCAGCACCGGCTGCCGTGATCGTGACAGTCTCGGCTGCGGTCGCGCCAGCGTTCCGGTTTACCGTTGCAGTAGCGGTAATCGTGACGGTCTGCGCAACAGCGGTAGCGCCACGCTGGTAGCCAGCGACACCGGCAGCAGTGATCGTTACCGTTTCGCTAACCGGGGCGTTGTTCGATCCGGTAGCGGCACCATCAGCAGTAAAAGCGACCGTGCCAGTAAGGGTGGCGTTACCGAACGTGGCAACGTTGCCAGCCGTGGTGACGCTCACGCCCTCAGTCAGGGTCGCGTCACCGAAGCGGTTGACCGTAGCCGTGCTGGTAATAGACACGGTGCTGGCGACAGTAGCCGAACCGGTATTGGTGCGGTTACCCGCAGCCGTCAGGCCAACCGTGGCTGTGAGTGTCGCCCCACCAGAGGCAGACACCGAACCAGCCGACGTGATGCTGACCGTGGACGCGACCGTGGCAGTGCCAGCGTTGGTGCGGTTACCGGCAGCGGTAATCGTCACCGACTCCGCTACCGCAGTAGCCGAACCCGTGACGCTCATAGAACCCGCAGCCGTAATCGTGACCGTCTGCGCCTGTGTCGCATCGTCCGTCTTAGCGGTGGACCCACCGGGTCCAAGGGGGAACACGGTCCGGTAGTTAATGTCCTGCTCTGCCGGGACCGTGGCAAACGTGTCACCGTAAACAAACGATGCCGTCAGGCTCGCATCGCCAAACTTGGCGACGGTAGCCGTCGTCGTGAACGAAACCGTCTCGGCACGAGCAGCGTCACCGTTGAACGCCGACTGCGCAATCTGGCGCACACGGACGACAAACGACGGGCCGTACACGTTCGTTGTTGTGCCACCAGCGGTAGCCGTAACGGTCGGGGCAGACGTAGACGAACCAGACGAGACAGACGACCACGCGATGAACGCGCCCATGTCCTGACCGGACGACGTATCCCATTCTTCAATCTCGGTCGCGGCAGCGAACGTCGCACCGGAGGCCGTGATCGCCTCAGCCGAGAACTGTGCGGGAGTCGTAACGTCAGTTGGGATAATGCCGCCGAACAGGACATGATCGCCAGAGGCGAAGTCATACGAGCCTGCGCTGTTGCATACAGCGGACCATGACGTGCCACCGGAAGTGTCCTCACCGAACGTGGCGTTGACATCCCACGCGCCAGTCGCGTTGGAGAATCGGTAGATGCTCGCCGCCGACACGTTGTTTCCGGTGACCGTTACCGACTGGGTGCCAGACTCAGTTCCGTCAGCGATCTTGTAGAACACACCGACACGCATCGGACCCGTGTCAATGCCCTGCGTGCCCGTGGTCCCGGCGAAAGCCCCGAGAAGAGTCCACCCAGAGGGGGTGGTCGCTGGCGTGGTTGACGGCTTGGTGCCGACAACCAATACCAGCAGATCACCAGAGGCGATAGACGCCGGATACCCCGGTGCGGGGTTGCCAGTCGAATACGCGGTCGTCCCAGTTGACTGATAGGTAACAGCCATGCTTCACCTCCCTCCGAGGTAGAGGGCGGGTATGGCTAGGCAGCCAACGGAGAAATGCTCACCGTGAGGGAGTTAAGAGTGAACGTGTTGCCCGATGCCCAAGCCTGACCAGTCGTCAGAGCAGCCGAGTACAGGAACGTGCCAGCCGTCGAAGCGTTCCACACACTGATGTGCGTGATGGTTTCCGATGTGCCACCGTTCGTCCACGTGCCGCCCATAGAGGCGAGCGTCATGGAGCCACCGGACGCGGCGTTGTGCGTCACAGAGTTACGAGTGGTCGAACCGACAGACACGCCAGTCGTACCGGCAGCGCCGGGATCAGCCGTATGCAGTTGGACATAGCAAGTCGTGGGCGCCGTGTAAGACGTGCCACCGGTACGGGTGGCGTTCAGCCAGCCGTTAGCAGTGTTAGTGGTGGAAACACCGACAGTCATTCCGCGTTCTCCTTGTTGAGTGATTCGGGATCGGGACCGGTGCCCTTACCGACAGTGCCAGTGGCAGTGAAAGTGATAGCCCACTGAGTAGGAGGCTGTTCCATAACGTCTACTCCAACGTTGTGCTGTAACCAGCGGCGTTCAGTAGCGCCGCTTCTGCATCAGTGACTAGGTGTTTGTGTCCACCGAGATAGACGGCATCTGCCGTGTCCCACAGGTCTTGTGCAGGATTGATGATGTTCTCGTAAGTGGAGCCACGCTTCACAACCGCATACCCATGATCCATGTAGTAGCGGGACAGCAGCGGCCCAGCATTAGCGTTCTTAAGTTGATACGTGGGGGGAGTGAAGTAGTAAGGCATATGTCCTCCGCTGGCGGGGACCGCCACCCCTTGTGAGAGTGACGGCCCCCGAGAGTCAGGCTTGACTAGAGAGTCGTGCCAGTCTCAACGCGGTAGAGCGAAGCCTCGCGGAATCGCGCCCAACCAGCGAGTGCGTACCACCCGATCGGGCGGAAGCGGTACAGCGAATCGGTAACCGGACCCACGACCACACCCGGCTCAACGGCGACAGCCTCGGCAAGAGCCTGCTGACCGCAGATGATCGCGCGGGTGACCTTGGCGCTCGCGGCACCGTCAGTCGCGCTGTAGCAGCGGGGAGTCTCAATGACGTAAGCGCCACCGATGACACCGGAAACCTGCGACACGAGGTTGCTCATGTCGGTGTACTTGCGAGTGTCCTCAAAGGACAGAGCACCAGTCTCCGAACGGAGGTCGTAGCCCTGCTCCGGGGAGCAGTACGCCGCGTACAGCATACCCTCGCGGGGGACAGCGTTAGCCGCACGCAGTTTGGCGACAGCAGTACGAATCTTGTCATTCGTGAACTTGTCCGTCGCGGTAACCGTGCCGGTGCTGGTGCGGGTGCCGCCGTACAGAACGTTGGTGCCACCGACGAGGGTGGAGACAACGATCTTGTCGATCGAATCCGCCATGTTGTAGGCGACAATGTTCGCCACAGCCGGGTCCACGTCCGAGAACGCGAACTCGCCCAACTTGCGGGTGTTGAGGACGGTGTTGCCGTACTCGTTGAGGGTGACAGCAACGGTGCTGACGTTCGACAGCGCAACAGCGGTCGGGTCAGTCGTTTCCGTCAGAGTGCTGGTGGCAGCGGTCAGATCGTTGTAGAGCGAGAACGTGACCGAAGAACCGGGCATCGCCTGCTGGACCGGACGCTTATCAGCGAGGTTGCGGAAAAGCGGCTGCGACCGAAGAGAGAACTCCACATAACGGTCGTAAGCAGCCTTGACAAGGCCAGCAAGTGCGGTGGTATCCGTGTATGCCATTTGGTGCGTTCACCTCCTTAAGGTGAATAGAGGGGGATTGTTAAGCGTGAGTGCTACGTTGCCTGCGGCCCACGCTTATCGCCATAGAGCAGCATGTTCAGTTCCTCAATGGACTGCGCACCGTTGATCAGCGAAGCAATCTGGTCAGAGTCCTTAGAGAACGTCTGCCCACTCTGCTGCGCCGAAGCAATCTTGCTCAGGGCGACAAGGTTCGGGTCAGGCTCAGTAGCAGCCTCATCTGCGGGGGCCGGGGCAGCACCGCCGAACACGTCGGCGTACTGATCAACCCACGCCGCCACATCCTCGGGGGATGTAACGTCAGCGGGAATGAACGCGGAAATCTTCTCGTTCATGCCCTTGCTCGCAAGCACGTCCTTCACGGAACGCTCACGGAGCGACTTCTGCGCCGTGTTGAACTGCTCAAGCAGTTCCTTGTTCTGGCGCTTAAGCGCGTTGTACGCCTTCCGCAGATCAGCGACCTCGTTGCGACCGCGAGGCTCGTCAGCCTCGTACTCATCATCGTCATCGAACTCGAAGTCAAGCGTGTTGCGTGCCATGTGTTTCTCCCAATCATTCAACTAAGGTGAAGCGCACCCCACATGCACGGGCGGGGAACCCGTGTATGGCTGGTACTACCGGACTTACACACGCGCAGGGCCGGTTGGTCTGCACGGAGTGGAGCGGGAGGGAATCGAACCCTCGTTACAGCAGCAGGGCTTTCTCACCCTCTGGTCTGTCTTGCCTTTGCCGCCCCGTATTCAGTTGTGTTTACACGCCGCTGTTGCGTGACAGGGTTCCCGCGTTCGTTGCGGACGACCCGGAGAATCGGGCCTTCTCGCGGAGCGCCCTGCGCTCCGATGCTGCACGCTTGGAGGAGTCGGAAAGAATCTCCGCATCCAGCGTGTCCGTGCGGGTGTACGCCTCATTGTCGATAAACGACAGGGACTCCTGATTGTCGGCAACCTGATCCAGCGAGGCCATTTGCCCCTTGAGGGCGTTCACCTGATCCGCGCCGATACGGTTAAACTGGTCACCCAGCGTGGCACCGTACATCTCGGCCTGATCCTTGGTCAGGTTGAAGTCGTACTGGCTGGCAGAACCGGAGAACGTCGCAGCCTTGAACTGCTGCTGCAACACGGCCTGAGCCTTGTCGCCGTCCAGCACGTAGGCCAGCATCCCGCCGTCGCTAACGCCGTACAGGTTCTTAAGAGCGTCCCGGTAGTTCGGGTCCGTGCTGTCAAGGAATGTCTTAGCGGAAGCGATCCGGTCGTCCAGTTCCTTGACCGAAACGCCGTTGGCGATGAACCGACCGTAGTCGTCGTAGGAGTCGTAGAAGTTCTTAGGCAAGTCCCACGAAACCATGACGTTGCGGTAGGCACGCTCCTGCGCGATGTACTCGGCCTCAGACATGAACTGTCCCCGCTTGATGAGGTCAGCCATGCCGGTGAACCGCTTGTTGTAGGCATCGGATTTGCGGAACTCCATGATGATTTCATCATTGGACTTGTCGCTGAACACCCACGACTTGACCTGAGCGGCGAGGCCGCTGCCGTCCATGTCAATGCCCCACTCCTTGAACATGGAGTAGAGGGTGCTGTAGGCAGACTCCCGCTGCCGGTTGAGGGCATCAGCGTAGGGGTCAAAGGTGGAGCCGCCGCCTGTCGCGTAGATGCCGGTCCCGTGGGCTTTGTGCCAAGCGTCGTTCTCGGAGGCGATCGTGGCAGCAGCAGCATCGCGCTGCGCGACAACCTGCTGCATCTGCCACTGCACCCACGTCTGATCCCATTGGCTATTGCCAAGTAGCGCTTGCAGGTTTTGATACTGCTGGTCATAGGTAGACAGGTCAGCCATTACCGCGACCCTCCAAAGCCCATCATCGCCCCAAGTTCACCAACGATGGAGCCGATGCGCTGGTGCGCATCCTGCGTGTACTCGTACCAGTCGGTCTGGCGCAGCGCCTTCTCGTAATCCCACAGACCCATCGGCGCGTTGTTGCCCTTAGCGTCCTTGCCGTTAAACGCAATCTTGAGGTTCGGGTCATTCAACTTCACCGATTTCGGGTCAATGCCACGCATCCTCGCGTAAACGCTGATGTGAGCAGAGGCCAGATCACGGGCGTTAGCACCCGCCTCAATCTGGTCCTTCCACCACGGCATAGCCGACGCGCTCATGCGGCGCAGTTCAGCAGCCTTATCCTCAAGGGTGGACGCACCGATCAGCACCGACTTAGCGGCGCTCTGGTAGAAGTCATCCGTAAACGACAGGCCGTTTGCTTCCGCAAGCGACTTGAGGTTCATGATGATTGCCTGCGGCCCACCCTTCTGAAAGTTCAGATGGTTGGTCTGGAAGTCGGGCAACTCGCCAGCAAGGGCCTTGTCCAGCAGGCCCTCGCGTCCCTTCTCGCCCCAGCCGTTCATGTAGTAGGCGGTGGTGAACTGCTCAAGAGCAGCATCATCCAGTTCCGCGCCCATAGCAACAGCCCGGGCCTTAATGATTTCCTTAGCAGTCTCCCGCTTAGCGGCAAAGTCCGGGCCGCCCTGCGCTTCCGCGATCAGGTAGCCACGGGCCGACGATGCGTACTTCTGAAACCACTCCGTCTTTTGGAACTCACGAATGAAGTTGGCCTGACCCTGCGGCTTGGAAAGCCAGTCCTCCTTGATCGCCTTAGCGATCAGTTTCTTGATACCGCCATGCGTGGCAATCCACTGCCCGAGCGAGGACTGATCCCCGAACGCGGCAGTAAGAGCGTCAATGTTGATGCCGTCGATCTGCATACCAGTAGTAGGGGCCTTTGCCACGTTACATCAAACCCTTCGTGGTATCGCCAACGATCCCCTGCTTAATCCAGTCCATGATCGTCGTACTCGCCTGAGTCTCCGCGTAGTCATCCTGAGACTTGGCGTAATCCTCCGCGAACTGCTGACGGTTAAACCCGCCAGAACCAACAGCGCCAGCCACACCCTTCGGGGTGGCAACCTGCGGGTTCGCCGCCTCCGCAGCGTTCAACTGCTTCCAAAAGTTCTGACGCTCCTTCGCGGTAGCGTCCCGCCCAAGGTACGTGTTCAGCGCATCATCCACGAGGGCACGTGCATCGAACTGGTTGGTCAGGTCGATGCGGTACGTCGGGCCGCTGTAGCCGCCACCCGAACCGCTACCGCCACCGGGACCGTTGGACCCGGGGGTGCCGCCCTCCGCACGCGCACGCGCGTACAGGAAGTCAAACACGTTCACGTTCTGTGCAGCAGGGTTACGGTCGTACAGGGCGGAAGCGTCCTTAAGCACCCGCGTCCACGCATCCTCAATGGACGACATGGACGTGGAGCGGGGGCCAAGATAGTTCGCTGCACGCAACTGCGACAGCAGGGCCTTGTACTGGCGGGGCCTGCCACGCAGATCGTTCAGAACGTTCTTAGCGTCGTACAGGGTTCCGGGGCCGTCGTTGACGACAACCTCTGAGTAGGGGATACCGGAGTAGCCGCCAGCGTTGGACTGATGCTTCGTGTAAACGACAGGGCGGGTATCCGCGCTGGCGGGGTAATTTCCCACCGGCCCGTTCTGCGCATCGTTGTGCGCGGTCGCATCATCGGCGTACGGGTTGTGTGGCTTCGGGTCCATCGGAACAGCCATTAGTTAATCCCCATACTCAAATCGTCGTCAGCGAGATACTGGTCCCAAAAGTCAGCGAACTTGAGGGACGACCAGCGCCACGCCTGAGAGAACCCAAGGAACTTTTCCTTAACCGCCTTCGGGTCGGAGCCGTCGCGGATAGCGTCCTGCGCCAACTGCCGCTCCTCCATGTACGCCTTAATGCCCTGCCACACGGGGGACCGCCCAAGGTCCGACTGCATAAACGTGTCGTCCTTGAGGAGTCGGCTCACCACCGACAGGTTGCGGCCCATGTCCTCAGAAAAGTTCCTAGACTTTGGGCCGTACGATTCCCACACCCACTGGTACTTGGCGTGCATACGCTCATTGGCAGCGTCCCACCGGGCCGCGATGCCAGAGTCCTCCGCCGCCTTGGAGTCAATCGACTTAACCCCAAGGATCGCAAGACCCTGATCCCGCATGTCCCGCTCCGCCATGTACTCGCTCCACATGTCGCGGAGTACCTGTTCCGTCACAATCGAACCGGAGTCCTTGTTGTATCGGTACGTGTCGTTCGTCCCGGGCTGCTTCGTGTTCTTCATCCACTGGTACACGGCACCGG